TACAATGGCTAAGGCTCTGGACTTCCAGAAGATGATGTCTATGATGCAAGCTGTCCAGATGAACCCAATGCTCTTCCAAGCCTTCATGCAGCGGTTCTCGCCCGAGAAGGCTCTGCGGTTCATCATGAACAGGCTGAACCTCAATCCGGACGATCTAGAGAAGAGCCAAGACGAGTTGAAGCAGGCTGCCGAGGAGATGCAACGTACTCAGGCTGCTGCAAATATGCTGAACCCGCCCGGAGGGGGAGGTGCCCAGGCAGGCCAATCGGCCCCTGGTGCTGCTAAGGGCGGTCCCCCTCTGGGTGGGGGCAGTCAGGTCCCTGCCGAGGTAAACCAGTTGACCAATCCCAAGTCAGGACTTCCTCCTAATGCGTAAACCTGTCGCTGTGTTGCTAATAGGAGACGAGACGTTCACAGCGAGAATTGTTCGTTGGCTCCGGGAACATCACATTCTTGAAGATAAAGGAACTGTCATGCCCATCCTTGAAAAAGCGAAGAAGAAAAAGAGGGTCAAGAAGAAGCCCAAGAAGAGGAGAGCCTACTAATGGCCAAATCACCAGGCTATGCCAATTTCGACGACCATATGCCTAACATCCAGATCGGAAGCCCAGGAGGCGGTATGTCAGCATCTGAAAACAGGATGGTCAATCACAAAGGAAGGACCATCGGAGGTAAGGGCGGTCCCAAAGCCACCAATGATGGCAAGGACCTTGGTCCTCATGCCAAGAACAAAATCAGCGGTCCTGCTGGCCTTCTAACCAAGGAACAGAGCCCGACAGCCTGGCCTCAGAGCCGCAATAGGGGAAAACACTACAAGTGAAGAACGGCCTCTCCGAAGAAGCTCTCATAAAGGAGCTGATGCACAATGCCCAGGCCTCGGGCAACCGGGTCTTGGAGCAGCGCATGGCTGATCTTACGGTCTGGTTCTACAACAACCGCAATAGGGTGCCCAGAGACAACCTGGCCAGTCGTCAGGCCCTCTTGGAAAAAGCCTTCTGGACCCTGCTGGAAGTCAGTGCCCTGCTGTTGGAACGCAACCATGAGCTGGAGGCCATGCGGAAGGGCCCTTCCAAGCTCTGGCTGCCCAGCGGCATAAAGGTCAGCGGGGATCAGCAGTATGGTTGATCGCAAGGAACAGGACAGGCGACTTCGTCGCTTCGACGCCATGGATGCGGGCAGAGATGCTGCCCTTGTCTCTTCTGTTGTTGTTCCCCTTATCAATGGCAGGATAAGCACCTACGTTCAGCAATTGGCAGGTATGTATCGAGGGGGGCAGGTCAGTCACGATATGCTGTTGGGCAAGGTCGCTGAGATCACAGCGATGCTCAACTTGATAGCCGATCTAGAAGGAGCCCAACGGCAGGGCGATATAGCGGCAGAGAAGGAGTTTGGTGATGGCCCGCAGACCTAAGAAATCAGATCAGGGTGGCTTTCCTGAGGATGGCGACGAGCTCAAGGACGATGGAGTTAATCCGCAGGGGGAAGGGTACGAAACTGAGCCCGAGCCGGAAGATGAACCTGAGGAAGAGCCCGAGGACGATCCGGTCGCCACTATGCAGAAGCAGATCGACCAGATGAAGGCCGATCATGCTAAGGAGATGGCTGACCTGCGTCGGACCATCCCTCCTGTCACTCCCAAGGAACCAAAGGAAGAGAAGCCCAAGACCAGCTATAAGGATCTGATCTTCACTGATCCTGATAAGGCAGTTGAACAGATCCAAAAAGATGCTGTAGAGCAGGCAACTACTCAGCTTCGCAGTCAGTATGAGCGAGACCAGGGCCAGAAACGCTTTTGGGAAGGTTTCTACGAGAAACACAAGGACCTCAAGGACGACAAGGACCTTGTCGAGCTGACCTTGAACAGCAACCTGCCCAGCCTGGCCAATATCCCCGTTGACGACGCTATGAAAAAGCTAACTAGCCTCGGAGACGTCATCAGAGCCAGAAGGCGCAAGCGTGCCTCTGCTGCTTGATGGGAGAGCTAAATGCCACAGTTTACCTGGACCTTTGATGCCCCCACAGGCTCCTACAAGAGCCATACCCTGGCTCAGAAGCTTTACGAAGCTGCCGTCGAGAACTCGATCTTTGTAGACCACGTTAGGACGATTGACGGCTATGGGCGGAATAAGGGTGAGTCCGTCACCCTAACGAGGGTCCAGAATATTACCGAGCCAGTATCGGCCGACCTCGAGGAGACCACTCGCATCCCTGAGGACGAGTTCAACCTCTCCACCAAAGTGATCACCGTCAGGGAGATTGGCCGGGCTGTCCCCTTCACCAGCCTTTCCCAAGACCTCTCCCACTTCGACACTGAGAACCCAATCCAGCGGAAGCTGCGTGACCAGATGCGTCTGGTCCTCGACACCAAGGCGGCGGTGGCCTTCAAGAAGGCAAGCGTCAAGTACGTACCCACGGGAGCGGCTACCAACAACATCACTACCAACGGAACGCCTGGTGCAGCCGCAACTGCCAACATGAACGTCTTCCACGTCGAGGAAATCAGGGACTATATGTTCGACACTATCCAGGTCCCACCACTGGAAGGCGACGATTACCTCGGCATCTTCAGAACCCTCGGTCTCCGTGGCATCAAGCGGGATGCCAAGTGGGAGGAGTGGCACAAGTATCAGGATGCCCAAGCTAAGTACAACGGCGAAGTAGGCCGTATCGAAGGCATCCGCTTCATCGAGACGAACCATGCGAGGGCGTTGGGCAAGATCGGCACCAGCTCCGTGCTGGGAGAGGGTGTCATCTTCGGCGAGGACGGCATCGCTCTGGCGGAGGCCATGACCCCTGAGCTAAGGGCTGCCATCCCTGGCGACTTCGGCCGCTCCAAGGCAGTTGCCTGGTACGGCATCCTGGAATTCGATATCATCTGGGACACCGGCAACCCTGGCGAAGCTCGGATAGTGCACGTCTCCAGCACGTAAGGAGCCTGAGATGTACGACCATCAGAAGATGGACATCACACTGGTTAGGGCGGTCAGCATCTCCCACTCAGATAGGGTATCAGCCCGTCCTGGTCAGGGCAATCTGGGCCTGCATTACGACAATCACTGCTGCTGCAATCATCACCCTGACCTACAAATATAGACCAACGCCGGGATCGGCGACAGGTGAGATCATTTTAGGCACTCTGACCATTCCCATTGCAGCGGCCGTCGGCAATTTCTACTACGAGAAGGTAGCTGTTGAGCCGACAAAGTGCCTTCCTGGTGGTGAACTTGTGGTGGAAGCTGTTGGAGCCGGCACTGGCAGTGCCACTCTTGGCGTCTTCGGCGAACACAGCTGGGATATCCCTGGTAACAATCCTAAGATGATCGCTGCCTAATGGCATTCTCCCTTAAAACCCATATCCCCAAGAGGGGGGACGCCGAGGGTAAGATCGCCCGCTATCAACCCTATGTGCGGATCAACCATGTGGATGGTCCGCCTCTCTTCATCCAGGGCGGCAAGTACTACAGCGAAGGCGGCGAGCTTATCAAGGACCTGCCTGATTGGGTAGACGATGAAGTCGCCAAGATGAGCCCCACCGCGAAGCGAGAGTGTGGCCTGGAGAAGTAAATGGCTCTGGGTGTCGTCACAACACTACCGGCAGCTGGTGTATGGGTAGCTGAATGGGCTGCCCTGGCTAACGCCGAGGCAGGCCTCCCTGCATCCATTCCCGTCGAAGCTGCCACCCGATCTGTGCAGGTCAGTGGCACCTTTGGAGCTGGAGGCAACTGCATCATAGAGGGCTCCAACGACGGAACTACCTGGGCGACCCTGATGAATTCCCTAGGAACGGCCCTGGCCACTATAACAGCAGCCGTAATCCATGATATAGCACAGAATACCCGCTTTCTTAGACCCAGGGTCAGTGCAGGCGATGGAACAACAGCCTTAAAGATCACCATAGTAGCGGTATAAAGTGCCACTATCCAATGCTAGAGAACTTAAGGAAGATATCCTATTCCGTGCCTCTGAACCCCTAACAGGGTCGGGCTGGAATAACAAGGTTATAGACTACATGAATAGGGTCTATCGGACCCTCTCGACTGGAATCACCTTCACCCCAGCTCCCGCTGCGTCGCAGGCAGGAAGGCGCCTGCGCATCAAGTCCGGGACGGCTCCTCCTGACGTTTTTGTGATAGCTGCCCACACTGGAGGGGCCGGACCGGCGACCCTAGATGGCAACTATACAGGCGCTACCGACGCAGCTGCTGCATTTGACAGCATGAAGATCGAGTATGCCCTTTCCGCCTCGGTGCAGGTCCTGATGAGCCCAATCGTGGCTTTCCAGATGCCAGATCGTATCTATGGCGTGCCTCCTGAG